TTCTCGTCACCAAAGGAGATCCTTCCAACCTGAACTCTACTTTCAGGGGCTTTGTTAGTGTCAAATCCATGATTCCAATTCCTGGAAAAGATGCTTGTTTAGTCTCTATTGAGTCAGGCGGACCCTATAAGAACATTGTGGATTTATTTCCAAATGAATGTACTGCATCAGGTTCTGCTCATTTGATCTACCGTGATCAGACAGGAGAAGTGAGAGATGATTTAATTCGTGCTAATTATATCAGAAATTCCGAATCTGGAGGACCTGGATACCAATATAATGCACCTTATAATACCTTCACTGGTATGTGCATGGCTACTTTAGTGGGCGCATTTGCTCGTCCTACTATTATTGGCATCCATTTACGTGGCGTCACTGGAAATTCCAGTGGTAAAGCGTTGCACATTACGCGTCTTGAATTGAACGAAGCTATTCATAACGCTCACAAAGAATGGAAGGGTACTTTCCCTAGCCATGTGAACGGTGACTTCCCAGTTACCAAATATGATAAACAAGTTGTCATCAATCAAGATGTACATCCCAAATCACCACTTAACTATCTTCCTTTAGGAAGTAATGTTGAGTATGTGGGACAAAATAATCAACGTGTTACTCATACCAAGAGTTCTGTTATTCCTACCCCTATTTCTGATATTGTTGAAGAAGTAACTGGAGTACAGAGTGATTTCGGACCACCGAAGTTTCACTCTTGGAAAATGTGGCAAGAATCTTTAACGCACTCTGCCAATCCAAGTGCTGGTGTTGAACCATCCCTTGTTGATAGTGCAGTACAAGATTATTGCAACGGACTAACTGAAGTCCTTCTCAAGGATGAATTCAAAGATATGGTATTCAGTGAATTGAAACCCCTTAACGACATGCAAAGTTTGTGTGGAGTTGATGGTAAAAGATTTATTGATGCCATTCCTAAGAGTACTTCCAAAGGCTTTCCTCTTTCTGGCCCTAAAAGCGATTGTATTCGCTTGCTAGATCCTGAGGACTATCCCGACCATATGTGTCCCGCTGAATGCGATGAGGAAATTATGGAAGAGTTTAGGAAAATGGAAAAGTTGCTTGCTAGAGGCGAGCGTTGCTATGCTATTTTCAAAGCCTGTGTTAAGGATGAGCCCACTAAGATAGGCAAGGAGAAAGTACGTGTGTTTCAAGCATGCGAATTCGCTTTCCAATTGCTAATCCGAAAATACTTCCTACCTATTGCTCGTATTATGTCAATGTTCCCATTGGTATCTGAGTGTGCAGTGGGAGTAAATGCTCAAGGTCCAGAATGGGACCAACTCGCTAAGCATATGTTGAAATTCGGTTCAGACCGAGTTTTTGCTGGAGATTACAGTAAGTATGACTTAAGGATGCCTGCATCGTTAATTCTTGCTGCTTTCAAAAGCATGATCAATATTGCTGAAGAGTGCGGAGATTACTCTGCTCCTGAATTATTCGTTATGAAAGGAATTGCCACTGAAATCGCGTTTGCGTGTGTTTCTTACAATGGCGATATCATTATTCATCGTGGATCTAATCCCTCAGGACAAAATCTCACTGTATACATTAACTGTATTGTCAACTCATTGTTAATGCGTTCTGCGTATTTCCATATGTGGCCCGCCGAACTTGGCCTTCCACAACCCTTTCGTAGAAATGGTTCAATGATGACGTATGGTGATGATGTATCTGGTTCCGTCCGTAAGGGATTTGACTGGTTCAATCATATCTCTTTTGCTCAATTCTTGGCTGAACGTGACATGGTTTTCACTATGCCAGATAAAGAATCTGAACCA